GTCGTTCGGGTAGTCTATTTTTTGGTCTTGATCAGTGTATCGGCGAACCTTAGTTCGCTCGAAGTCGATCAAGCGGTTTTCAATAGTGATGTTAATCGCTACGTTCTCAGAATTTTCGTTGATCGTCATAACGTCCATGCGACCGCCGAATACGACAACAGGGTCAGGAATAACTGCGCCAGTCTCATCTGTAGCGCCTAACCAGATCGTCGCTCTACGGCCTTGGTAATCTTCAGATAACGCTGCGCTCAGTATCGACGAGTTAAGTCCTGATAAGGTGATGCTTGTACCTAGCGCCCTAACCTCTGTGGTCTCTTCTAGGGAACCGAACGAGAGCAAGTTACCTGCACCTGTCCAAGTCTTAGAGTCCCATTCTAGCTCGCTAACGCCTGACCACATATTTAGCGGTACTACGTCAAAGTCTAATTCTACTAGCACTATAGGCGACAAAACCGAAGCGGTAACTTCGGTTGTCATGCTAGGGGTTAGGGTTCTACTCATTTATAGTGCCTCTGTACAAGCAAATGTGAAGCCGTAGATACTGGCTGAATCTATCGACCATTCTACGTCATTGCTTGATAGTCTCCAAACGCCTTTAGGTTGAGTAAAGTCTAGGTTAGTTCCGTCAGCGTAAGAAGTACGCAAAGGCGGTTCGATAGTTAGCGTGTCAGTGCCGCCCATAGTGATAGTCTCTACCACTTGGTGAATGCGTGAGTCCAAGCCTGTGCCGATCTGGAAGTATTCGCCAGCGTTGATCGTCTGACCTGAACCGCCTGTAACGCTAATCTCACTAGCGCGTGCGCTCGCAGAACCGTCTAACTCTACACCTGTCACTAGAACATTATGTAGAGGGTTACCCATGATGAAAGTACCTTTACGACCGCGTAGGGAGATAAAGAACGCCTCCCACTCACGCGCCTGATCTAGTGTAAGCGGAGGTAATGTTATCTCAGCTTCCCAGCGTGCGCCTTGGTGCTCATACACTTGCTGTTCCAACGTGAATGGCGACTCAGCTACGCCTACGACGCGTTTCATACGCATAGTCATAGATCGAAAGTCGTGATTAGGTATTGTTAGAGGATATGTAATAGCCATTATGCACCCATAGCTTTAGAGAACCCGCCGCCACGCTGTCTAGCATCTGCAACAGCTGTTTTGGCTGCGTTACTGATCTGTGGCATTAGGTTAGCGATCTCAGCGCGTACTGTCTGAGATACGCCTGTAGATACATTGATATTTTGAACAATTGTAACACCCTCACCCATGCTTTGACCCTGGGCGTGGTCTACTACAGTCTCGTTAGGGTGAAGGATAGCAGGGAAACCACCTTTACCGTCAATACCACCTGATCGAGCACCCATACCAGTGTAGCCACCGCCTGAGTAACTATTTGAGAAAGCATCCCAGTCGTTACCGCTACCATCAACTAATGGCATACCGCCACCATCAGACATATACGGGCTACCTGTCATATATCCGACAGCCGCACCAATACCTTTATTTAGTAGTCCACTTAACGGACCCATTATTGATTGCTGCATCTGAATACGGATAAGGTCTTTAATTATACTTGTCGCCATATTACGAAAAGCATCTTCTACAGATGACGTACCACCAACTAGATCAACTAATGCATCTTCCATACCCTTTATCGCGCCCATTGACGCATTGTCTATGGACGAACCTAAGTCTTTGATAGACTCTTGGTACTTCTGAACAGCGCTTTTTGCTTCATCTGTTGTTTTGGTAGTTTCTTTTACCTTCTCATCTACTTTATTTATAACATCAAACCATTGAGCGTATGCAAAACCAGCAAGCCTTGTTTTCTCAGTTACATTAGCAGTAGATGCACTAATTATAGTTAAATTAGCGTCTAGGTTTTTACCCGCGTTATAGTTAGCATCTAATGATCGTTTTAATTTCTCAAACGAGTCAATAGCACTATCAGCTTCATCAGCCGCGTCTTTTATTTCATCGGCAGTTTTGATCGGCTTACCTTCGGCTATCCTAGTCTGTACATCTTCTAGTTTAGCCATAAGCTCAATGGTGTTAGCTGACTGATACGCTAACCTGCCCATTTGCTTAAATAGGTCTAATGTTTTAGCGTCCATTTGACCAGCCGAATCAACCACGTTGTATAGCTGATCAGTTAAGTCTGCAAATTCTTCTGGGGTTTTAGCTGTTGTGAACTTGCTTAGAACTTCAACTAAGTCACCGGCAGCCTCTCGGCTGATGCCAAAAGCAGACTGTAGATCGTTTAAAGTGCTTACTGTTCGTCCGAATGAGTTAGCTTGTGTAGCCATCGCATTAGGCGAGTCTATGGCTTTTTGAAGTACGCCGTAGTCCCTACTTACATCTTGTAAAGTAGTTGATAGAGCGTTCAAACCCCAGTCGCGCCACATACCCATAGCAGCACCTTCGACACTTTCTACGACCTCGTCTTGAGCGTCTTTAAGTGCTTGAAGAGCTTCTTGTTGAGCAACAATAGCCTCAATCCTAGCTAGACCTTGGCTAAAACGCATCATCTTGGAATATTCAGTAGAAACAGCAGAAACTTTATCTACTGTAGTATCTAATATTCCATTAAGATTATCTTGCGCGTTTTTTAAACCTTCTAGTCCTTCTTTAGCTCTAAACAACGACGGTACTAGGTTCATACCTATAATACCGGCGATAGCTATGAACGCACCGGCAACAGCACCACCAGGGCCGAAGATCGATGCGATCTGCGAACCTTGTTGCGATAGAATTAGAAATGGGTTTTGACCAGCTTGAAGTTGGACTGCAACGTCCTGAGTCTGGTAACCGATCTGTTGAATGGAACTGCGAGCCGCACGGGATGAAGCCTGAACCGTTTTGTTAGCGGCTCTCGCAGCTTTTGCGTAAGACTGTACACCTTTAGTTGCAGATGCTACCGCAGCTTTAGTGCCGTCTTTACCTTCTATTACTACTTGAGTTACGTACTTTGACATTATCAGCCTCTATCTTGAACCATGCGATCCATTCCATCAGCTCATTATAGGGCATATCCTCAAGCTCTGTAACTGTCTTGCCGATATGACCCGCTAGTCTGAATAGCCATGATCTTAGCGGGTCGCTCTTTAGTTTTTTTCAGCGTCCTCTACGGTGTACGTAACACCGAGTATCATACCTACTACTGTACTAATTGAGCCCATATCTTGACGCAGAAGGATTGGCTTATCTTCTAGTGTAAATACCTTTTCGCCTTGAGCGTCTAAGCATTTCAACAATAGAAGGTCTACCATTGCATCTGAAGTTAGCTTGAACGGGAAGTCAGGGTGTTTACCCTGCATCTTAGCCGTATCACCACAACTAAGTGGTGTGGCGTAGATTGTTTCTTGCCATTCTTCAACATAAAAAGACTGAGTGTTATCTCTCAGTCTTTCTCTTAACTTGTCCCGAAGTCCCATAATGTTATACCGACGCTTCTGTTAGGTCGCCTGAACCCTGAATCTCGAAAGATGCAGTGATCATTTCACCAAGTGAACCAGTAATAGTGCGACCAGTGATGATACCGCTACCAGTGTAGTATTTGTCACCGCTTGTCTCACCGCTTGGGTATAGTGCGTAAGTGATCTCAGCACCTACGTCTAGCGCGAGCTGACCAGAAGTATCAGTTTGATCGTACATAACGTCGATAGACGCAGTGTAAGACTTCAAAGTAGCCTTGTAAGTACGAGCAGTATCACCGATAGCTGTATCTTCTACAGTGTCGCTAGTGTAGTTGATTGAGTACCCGGTAACTTCCGCGACAGCAGAACTACCTACTTTAATAACTCCGTTTGCTGAAGTTTCAGTTGCCATTTTAAGCTCCTATAGAGAGGTTGTGGGATCACTTATTGTGGTACGGTATGCCACATCGTAATCCAGTTTTAAAACGCCGATAGGTTGTTCCCCATCGCCATTAATTTCGATTGAAGTTGCCACTAGGAACAAATCTTCAGCCAAACCGTTTAGAGTTTCATCAACGCCCATAGCGGCTTCGATCTCTTCGGCTATAGTATCCAACGTGTCCACTACAGTGCTAGTAGCCTTAACGTACACCTCAATAGATGCGTTAAGCGTCCTAAGCATACTTACCGAACTGTTGAAACCACCTAATGTGGCTCTAGCGGCAGATTCACTGCTTGTGTAGACGATTATAGCGGGTAACTCAGTGTCTTGCACGGGATATACCCTATGCGAGAATACGTTACTCCCAGTGGTCGTTAAGCCTGTTACCTGAGTCTTTATCTGGTCCCGAATCTGATTACGAAGGTGCATTACTGTTCCTCAAGTGTCAGAGTAGTCATACCTGTCCCGTCAGGCATAACCTCGATGACTAGGTAACTTTTAGACCCAACTTCCAATGCGTCACCATACGCAACACCATTGAAGTCAGATGCCTTAGCCATAAAAGTCGGGCTAGTAGCGCTGAACTCTACCATACCACCTGCACTGGCAGATATGTATGGGTCATCGTAAATACCAACGACATCCATTGGGCCACCGTTATTTGGTGTCCAAGTAGCTTTAGTGCCAAACTCATTAGTGTTAAAGAAGAACCCTAATGTGATGTCGTTTTCTAGGCTCATTACTCAGTCTCAGCTGATTTACGTGTACGACGAGTACGTGGCTTCTCTTCACCGTCAAGACCTACTGAACGAGTAGTCTTAG